AAGAAGCGGCAAATTATCAGATAGATTCTATTGAAGAACAGATGGTTACTATTGGTAAAGAAACAAGAGGCATTGATGCTAGCACTTTTGTTGGTGTTGGTGATAAAACAAGGGCCGGTGTTGCTGAAGCTCAACTTAAACAAATAGAAACAAACGCAAAGATAAGTGGAGCAAAACAAAAATTAGCTAGGGCTAGCTTAGAACAACTTAAGTTTGGAACGGAAGGTTCTGAGGATAGAAAAACTTGGAATGCAAAAGCTAAAGAATTAGTAGACGCAGGCTATCAGACAGTAGTTCAAGATGTACGTAAAAAAGAACAAGAAATTGAACTAGCAAACGAAACACACAAAAACAATATGGCCGATACAAAAGCACCTTCAGAAGCACAGCTACAAGAAATGAAAAAAGAAGGTCTTAAAATTCCCAAAGACAGGCTACAACAACGACAGCTTTGGAGAACTTTTAGTGAAACTAATAGACAGAAACAAGTGGACAAAGCTACTGCTTATCTTGATCCTATAAAAGCAAACCAAGCTGAAGGTCTTGTTAGCTACTATATGAATCGTATTGCTGCAAGCGGAGATTACTTTGATATTACTTCTGACGATATTACTGAAGTTATTGAAAATCTAAGCGACGAACAAAAAGCTGAAGTTGCAGATTTAGTTGTTGGTAAAACAACAGAACAAGTTGGACTTGTTGTAGAAAAATGGCTTAAAGAAAACTACCCCGGTCCTTTTGCTAAATCTGCGGCTTATGCTGATAGAGTGGAAGCAGACCGTAATAGAGAAAACGCGGCTGTCCTTTTAATTCTTGAAGCTAACCCTCAACTTGATCCTAATGATCCTACAGACAGACAGACTGCGCTAGACAGAGGCAGAGAAATAGCCCAAGAAGGAAGAGAAAAACCGTTTAGAGATCGCAGAGACGCAGAAGGATTTGGTCGCTAAATAACTAGGAATTACTAGCATGGCACAAACTAACACAGAAAGCAATTTGTCAGAAATTACTGTGCCTAAAAGAGAAAAGGCTACAGATACTTATTATTGGAATAATATACTTGATATACCTAAAGCATACAAAGTAAAAAAGGGAGACACTAAACAAAAAGTAGCTGATCTTTTTGGTGTTACTGTTACAGAGTTAGTAGAATATAACAACTTAGGTGACAGATCGTGGAATCAGTGGATTGGTGACGTAAAAAATCCATCATTAATTCCTAAGTTAGTGCAAAAATCTTTTGATCTAGGCGCTACTCCAGAGCAAGTTGCAAAAATTTTGCGTATAGATGTTAAAACCTTAAAAGAAAACTACGATGTTCCTGAGTCTTTATCTGAAGTATCAGTACCTAAAAGAAAAAAAGCACCTACTGCCTTATTAAAATCAATAGCAGTAGAAGCAAAGCGTGTGCCTAAAGAATTGCTACAAGAAATAATTGTAGACGCTAAAAAAGTTCCTGAAGAGTTACTTAAAGATATTGTAGTACCTGACAGAGCTAAGAAGATACTGCTTGAGGACATTGAAGTACCTGATCGTGATCGTGTACCTGAAGAGTTACTACAAGAAGTAAACGTAGATGCTAAGAAAGTTCCTGAAGAGTTACTACAAGATATTGTAGTGCCTGAAAGAGCTAAGAAGATTTTATTTGAGAACATAGAAGTACCTGCGCCTTATACAGACTATGAATCTGTTTTACCTGATTTAGACCCTTCTATGTACAGAAAAGATGGTAGTCGTAAATCTAGTAGTGGTTATTTAGGGCCGCAAAAAAATAAGGAAACCGGACAAACTATGACTGAGTACACCATAGGTGTGCAAATAGATGGTAAAGAAGTTGAAATACCTTCTATGGTTCCCGGTCTTACTGATAAAGAAGTCGATGCAATAAGAAGTGGTGAGGTTCCAGACAGTGTTGCTGTTAAAGCAAAAGCCCATGCTGAACAAAGAATAGCTGAAGGTCAAAGCCCTTTCTATCAAGATTTAGAAGAATACACAGACTATGAATCTGCAATGGATCAGCGTCTAGCTGAAGTAACTGTACCTGACAGAGAACTATCAGACCCTTTAAAGTCTACAGGTATTGTTATTCCACAAGAAGCAAGAGACTTGTTTAAACAACCTGTAGCCGTTAAAAAATCTGAAATTGTTATTCCACAAAAAGCTCAAGATATTTTTGGTGAGATGGAAAATGAAAAGTTTGAGCGTTACAAGGGCATTGCTGTTGAATTAGGTGAAGGTGTTACGTTTGGTTTGTTAGGTGAACTTGCTAGTGCTGTAACTGCTGCAAAAACAGATCAATCTTACGGAGAAGCTAAAGCTAGATATGAAGCTGCACGTACAGTATTTAAAGAACAAAACCCAGAAGCAGGTCAAATTGGTACTGCTGCTGAGTTTCTTGGTACACTTGGCACAGGCGTAGGTTTATCAAGAGGGTTTACTAAACTTGGGATGTACTCTATTGCAGATCAAGGACTTGCTGAAGGAGTAATATACGGTTTAGCTTCTGGTGAAGGAGGTGAAGGACGTATTACTAGTGCTTTGCTGTACGGTGGTTTTGGTAACCTTCTTGGTAGAGGTCTTGACAAGCTTGTTGATCCTTCTTTTGCAGGAAGATTTAGAACAATAGAAGAATTTAATATTGAACGCGCTAGACTTCAAAATAAACTTGTTAAAGAAGCTAAAGTAAACAGAGCGCCTGAAGATATAACTAATGCAGAGTTAGCTACTCAGCTACTGATGCGAGAGATAGAGTTTCTTGGGGATGTTGTAGGCAGACAAGGAGCATTACCTAAAGACTTAGCGCCTTTCTATCAACGCATGAAAGGGTACGCTGAAGACATGGGTGTGGACGTGCGTCAGCTAAACAAAGTAGTACGCTCTGATAAAGCTATCAAAGACTTGCGTAAGACTTTAGATGAGCCGTTTGAGAACCTTAATGACATGGCTATGTTGCGTCAAGACCTACTAGATATGACTACTGGTCGTCTTGCTGCTGACATAGGACGTACTATACCTGAAGCACAGAAAACTCTTGTTAGGTTTAGACGTTTGGCTTCTCCTCTTGCTACTCTTGCTGAAGATACAGTAGGTGTTGCTTTTTCACAGCGTCTAGTCAGGGCTATGAACAGGGTAACAAGAAAGCAAACTGACCTTGATGATATGTGGAAAGGGATGGAGCCATTCCGAGAACTAGCTACTACTAATCCTAAGTTTAATGACCTACTCTTAGATGCTGTTAATCCTAATCTGTCTTTAGAGTTTCAGACAAAGGCACTACGTGGTGCTATGAACGTAGCTAGAGGTAAGATAGGTAACGGTGCGCCTGAGAGACTGCAAAAGTTCTTTGATGACAACATAGAGTTCTCTAAGAGATACCGCAGGCAGGTAACAGCAGGAGAAGTAACACCTGTTTGGATGCACTCTGCTCCTGAGTCAGTGCTTAAGGATGCGTCACTAAGAACATACAGAGATAGGGCTGCTACGAAAGCAGAAGATGCAGCGTCTAAGAATGTACAGCGTCCCTCTATGAAAGAGTGGCGAGCTAAGAATGCTGAAAGACCTGCTGATAAGCAACAAGAGTATGCCAACATCTTTGATTCACACTGGACATGGCAGAGACAGACATTAACTAGAATGGAAATAGGCGAACAGCTTGGTTTCCGTACTGCTGGTAAACCTGTTGAGGCTAGACCTATCAGAGATTTAATGGGTCGTGCTTCTTCTAAGAAAGAATTAAGAGAAGGGTCTAGTACTCTTGATGCTACTGCTTCCTATGAGGCAGGACATTTTCGTTTGTTTGATGACAACATCATTGCAGAGGCACTCAAGCGTGAAGGCTACTCTGATGTGCAGATCAAGAACGCACAACAAATTATTGATGACATAGGTATTAACGCTAACAAGGGCATGGCTAGTGAGCTAGATATAATTCGCAGTCTTGGCTACGTAGGTACTATTGCTAATCCTTATGGCGCTTTGATGAACGTACATGACTTGTTTAACGCTTCCTTTGAACTTGGTTTAGGCAACGTAATTAAAGCTGTGTTTGCTAAAGGTGGTGTTGAGTTTACCCCTGCTGACATGGGCTTAGCTCGTCAGGTGTTTGGTGAGTTTGTACGTAAAGCACGTAAAGGAACACAGAAAGACATAGAGTTACTTGGTGGTGTTACGTCTGGTAATAAGTTTATTGAGGGTGCTGCTAAAGCCAGTGAAGATTTGCTTGAGTGGTCTATGAAGTGGTCAGGGTTCTCTAAACTAGATCAGTTTGGCAAGAGCAGGATCATGGGTGCGTCTTATAACAAAGCAAAACAAGACATAGCTAATGGTAATTTTGATACTAAGTGGCAGTACAGTTTCAGTAAGCCTGAGATACAACAACTAAAGAAAGATATTGCTGATGGCGTAACAGACAGTGAGTTAGTACGTGATCTTGTTATGTTTGATTTGTTTAAGCTACAGCCTATTAACGCAGCAGCACAGACAGCGGCAGGGTTAGCTAATCCTAATGCTCGTATCTTTTATATGCTAAAAGGTTTTGCTATCAAGCAGTTTGATTTGATGGAACGTAGGATATGGAAAGAGTGGCAAGCAGGTAACAAGAAACAAGCACTAGAAAACCTAGCTAAGTATGTCATGCTGTCAGGTGGTGGATACGGTGTGGTTAACGAGGCTCGTCAGGTATTAAAAGGAGAAGCTCCTGATCCAGTAGAGGGTGCAGTGTCAGCTTTGTATCAAGTAGGTTCTGTTCTTACGTTTGGTGCAATGGGCGCTAACGACTACGGTTATGATAAGTTTATGAATGATCCTTTAGATGCAATAGGTAAAAACTTACTGCCTCCACTAGGCGCTACTCTTCCCGGTGCAATTTTAGAAGACATAGCTGATGCTTTTAGGACAGGTGACCCACTACCGGATGAAACTATATACGCTTTTCCGATAGTGGGCAAGACTCTTAAAGGATTCTTTGACTAGATTTCACAGTTGTTACCTGTGCAAGCTAGCTCCTGACTACCTTCAGTCATATCAGACTCCTCATTGATGTCCCAGTTGATCTCAGTGGGGAAGTTCTTTACTGCTTCCTTGTATGTTTTCTTATCAATGGGTTGGTAAGGTGCCTGTTGGAATACATGGTCTGAGTAAGGCAAGAAGCTAACACCTGATACCTTATCGAACTTGTTCCATAGCCACTGCCCTACCTCAAGAAACTCATGATCCCTGTAGTAGCACGTCATCGATGGCTTATGCTCACACCAGTAGTCCTGATACAACTCCCACAAATCTAACTGTTCTATTGCACCCATAGCTGAAGCTGTCACAGCGCCCTCTGGTGAGGCGATAGGGAAGCTGAATACCTTGGTACTAGCACTGTTTACATCTATCTCTACAGGGACACCAGCAGCCTCTAGGACAGCACAAAGAGGGTCACGAGAATCAGCTCTAACTGTTCGTATATACTGCTCGCTATAACGAGGATGGATCCCACTAGCACTGTCAACCAACTGACTAACAGTACCGCTAGGCTTAATCGCCGTAATTGCTGTAGAGGGATTAATGTTAAGTCTCTCAGCCCACCGCTTGTTAGTCTCAATTGCTTCCTCTCGCATCTCTGTGAGCCACTTCTTAAGCTTTGCATTGTCACCTCTTCCTGATAGTAAAGGATGATCCATGATACCTGTTAGTGATACACCCAGTAAAGCTTCTTCCTCTGTGTTTGTCTTCCAGACACTCCTTAAGTATCTAAAGTCTGTAAGGGTAGCTTGTAGAGTTCCAAGGATAGCCGCAATGCGTACCTTTCGTTTGAGGCTAGAGAGCGTATCATCTGGCCTGACAACAACTTCTGATAGATTGCAGAACTGGTTGGGTCTGAGGATGATCTCACTACATGGATTAGTTCCAAAATCGTAGGTAGCATCTCGTCTGCCATTCCTTTCAGCTTGCTTTTGACTAGCAATTCTGCTGAAGAAACCTCGTTCTCCTGAGTAGGATTCATATAAACTTTTCCATTCTTCTAGGTAAGCAATAAAGTCAGGCTTCTCTGTGTAGCAAGCAGAGTTGTTAGACAGCGCACGTTGTGGGTTAGCGTGATACCACTCACCTGTCTTAGCCCTGCGTAGTCTGTCGTCTGACAGGTTAGACAGTGAGATAAGTGCTGATCGTCTTACTCCCCCTACTACTACGACTTGGGCGATCTTGCAGCAAAGATCGTGGCATTCAAGTGACGTAAGTCTTCGTCCAGCAGATCCTTGAAACAACCCGGACGTGAATTTGAATAGCTCGACGAGAGGTTCTGAACCACTTGCACGACCTCCGAAAGTTTTAAGTGTGGCACCCGCAGGTCGTACTCTGCTAACGTCCCATTGGGGAATTTGACCTGAATAAAGAAGTGATACCAACTCCCTAAACGATTTCGCCCATCCGATTTTCGAATCTGCAACATTAATAACTGTGTCTGTTTCATGAAACTTCTCCGCAACTTCAGGTAGCTTGGCTATGTACTGTCGCTCAACACTAAAGCCTACACCAGTACCGCACATGAGTATGTACATCATCTCATCGAATGCTTTAGGGTGGTCAATAGGTAGGTAGCTACAGTTAAACCCTGCTACGTTGTCACGGTCTAGTGCTTCCCCTGCTGTCATCAACGCTCTCATGCTGGGCATAACATCTAACTCATGTATGGCCTTGAAGATATCAGATACTTCAAAGTCATTGAGAGCTGCTTTGTCTACCCAATAGTTAACATAACGATTGACTGTTTCTTCCCATGTCTCACGTCGTTGTTCTTCCGCATTGTAACGGGCGTAACGTGACTTGTGTATGTATTGTTGATATGCGTCCATCTATTCTGTTACTCCTAGTGTTTCATTTAATATTGCTTGTGATGCTAATTGTAATAACATAAAGACACCATCAGGGTACTGTTCATTAGAGGCTACTTCAAACATCTCACCATCTTCGTACATGATAACAGCTACCTTGAATGACTTACCTTCTTCTTCATGCTGCATTGCTCTAACTACAAAAGCAGAAAGAAACTCAGACGTTAGGATATCATCGTTATCCTTTGTGTTTTTACTTTTACCAAAACTACCCTCTACTACGCGCATGGTTCTCTTAGCTTCAGGGTCTAGTGAGCTTGTCCCTGATCCCGGCTCTAGTTCAAAAAGGTCTGTTGTGTCGTCATCACTCATGTACTAACTCCTTTATCAACCACTCTAGATAAACACGGGCCTTACGTAAATCCTCTATTCCGTTCTTGTATTTATACCTGTGTATGTACTTGTGTACGTTACCTTCGCAGTAAGCACTAAAGTTATCTCCTAGTTGTTGTTTGATGTAGTCGATAGCTTCAACTCCACCCTTGTTGTAATGCTCTGGTTTATCAATCACATCTACCTTGACCCACTTTTTTTGTCCTGCTGGTAATGCGTCCCACTCTGCTGGTGTTGCATCATTAATGCTCATGCTCTTCCTCCAAGTCAAACTTCCAACTGTTGGTGTTTACTTTGTCTGAGAATCTTTCTACTAACTCTTCGGCTGTAATCTCTAACGCCTCCATGATAGTTACCTCATCGTACCTAGCAGCGACACGCTCTAGTATTTCATCAAGAGTTAGCACCGTACTTCCTCCGCAGATACGTCATCGACACAGGCATCTCATCAAAGGAACCATTAGTTACCTCGTTGAATACCCATAGCCCTGACCATGAACCATTAGTCTGAGGATTAAGATACTCCTCATCGTGTTGATAGTAGATACCAGCAAACAGAGCAGTCATTCTTTCTCCTGCTGCATTTCTGTCGAACGCAATGTCTCTGTCTTGTACGTGTCCCATAACACATGACATATGTTTCTTTTGGAGCAGTAGTTTTGCGTTTGATACTGGGCGACCCATAACCCCACTAGTGAAGAAATGACAATAAGCGACACCATCCACAATAACTGGCTGAAGATATGGATGTACTTCCCATCCTCTGAGGTTAAGGTCTTCATAGCTCATCAACCCTTCTAGCTTGGCATCGTTCTCAACAGCACGTTCGATGCGGTACTCGTGGTTACCCATTGTAAAGATAAGTCTAGGTCTCCATACCTTCTTCTTGAGCTTACGCTGTCGTGCCTGTTCAGCACGTATGCAATCTGTGAACAACTGCATTGCTTCGTTACCTGCCTCAACATCAGCAGAGTAGCGCCGCCCTTCAAAGGACTTCTTACCTACGTCATACGATGATAACGATGGCATATCCCAGTGGTCACCTATGTGTATGATGGTGTCAGGCTTAACAGCACATGCGTACTTGCCTGCCCAGAGCATATGATCCATAGGTTTGTCTGGTTTTATCTGTGTGTCAGGTATTACTAGATGTCTCATCTTGTCCATCCTGCTGGTAATGTGTCGAGGGTGTACCACCTGAACCCTTGCTTTGCTGCCCACTCTTCCATTGTGTAGCGTGTACCGTTCTTTCTTCTGCGGGATCCGGGCATTGGGGTCTTTGGTTTTTGGAAGAGAAATACCAACTCCTCCTTTGAGCTAAGCGTCTTTGCAATGTAGACATACTTACGTGCCTCATCTGATGTACGGAACCTACCCTTAGCTTCTATCCATATGGTCTTACTCTTTGTCTTGTAAACAAAGTCAGGCTCATACGTCTTAGGTAGTACGTACTCTAGTGTTTGTGAAGGATGATACTCACAGCCCACCATCAAGGCGTAGGCTTCTTTCTCAAACTTAGAATCAAACTTCTTCATACGACTAGGTTGGTTAGCTTTGCTATAGGTAAGTTGTAACAATCAGCTTTAACAATAAAACCGTTGTCTCCATCTTTGTCTCCTTTCTTTAAGAACCTAGCACGATTGAAGTAGTCCTCTTTGCTGCAATCTCCCAATACATACAACGCACCGCCTTCCATGTAACGTGTAAAAATGTACAGATCACAACCTTGATGGGTAGATGTGGCGGCTATACTGCAATCATAATAAGGCTTAGGTACAGCAGTAGTGCGTTTCGTTTTCACATCTACTGTTCTTCCATCACTAAGAACAAGATCGTAGTCTTTTGTAGGAGAACGCTCAACGCCTAACAGATTGGCAACGACAATTTCTGCTAAGAATCCAGCAAAGTTTCCTTCCCCTTTAGTTATACTATTGCGTATGTGTCCCATCTCTTTAGCAAGTTCACGAGCTTTGTCTTTCTGTTTATCTGTTGGGATAATAGTTTTCACTGTTAAATCTCCGATGGCTTCTCGTACTTGTCATCAGGTGAACGCAGCAGGTACAGAAGGCTAAGACTCTCTAGCAGTCTACGTTCATCTAAGTCATTGTCCCAGTAGTGAGTCAGGCAAGTGCTGTAGCATTCCCACTCAGTCGTACAAGGATCAATAATCTTATCTGCTTTCTTAGGGCCAACACCATAGATGCCCGGTATGTTATCAACACGATCACCCATCAGTGCTTGCTTGTATAAGAAGCGCATAGCATCATCAGGTAAACTCGGGTTTACTTTTTTCTTGGTGTAATCATACATAGGACAGGGTACTTGCTTGAAGTCTTTGTCCAACGAACAGATGATTGCTTTGTGGTCTAGCTCAGTAGCCTTGATAGCAATAGCATCGTCAGCTTCCATACCGTTAACAACCTGTGCATTCCACTCACTGACCATGAAGTCACGTAGTAATTGTTTGTGTACAGGCACACGGTTATCTTTACGATTACCTTTGTATGGAAGGGTGGTAGCAACCTCGTCCCTGAAGTTGCCTTTGCCAGTAAGATAGACAACGCTGGTGTCATAGTGGTCAGATAAATCCATTACCATTTCAGACAGGTAATTGTCTAAGGTCTTCGTTGCAACGCTTTCACTTTCATCGTCACAAGAAAACCCTATACGATACACCAGCATGTCACCGTCAATCAGTATCACAGAGCGTCCATCTCTTCTACTTCTTGGGTGTACTCAATAACATCAGAAATAACCAGACGCTTGAGTGTAGCACTGCGTCCCTTCTTCTTCATGTATTCCCAATCATAGTAGCCAAGAAGACACTTAGCCTTAGAGCCATTACCTACAATGACACCTGACTCTGGATCGTCTGTCTCATCTCGTGGTGTACGTCCCTTGATAAGCAACTCATTACCATCAGGCTTGAAGGCTCGGTACTTGTTGTTAGATTTACAGGTGATGTAGTTGCCTCGATCATCTCCTTTGTTGTTGATGTTAAGTCCCATATCTTCCAACGCAGTTACAGCAGCATCAGATAGATTAGAAAGATCAACCGTATACTTACCTGCTAACTCATTCTTGTGAGTCAGGTTAGGCCAATACAAATCACAGTTAATCATTACATTGGGTGCTTGGTCTGACATATAGCATTTCTCCTGCTAGTTAATGTTACACTACTATTATACCACATAAAATAGAATTGTGCTAGTGGGTATCTGCCCAACTATTACCAACTCTATACTCTCCATCCAATGGACAGTTCAGTTGCAGGACTTCACCTGCGAATACCATTGCGTTAACACAGGACTTACCGATAAAGTCTGCGTCTTCTGGTTTACATTCTATCTGCCACTCATCGTGTA